CTGTTAACCATTTGCCTAATCCTTCTTCAAGTTCTTCTGAAGCATACGTTTGTTCTATCTCTTCTTTAATGATATTACGTAATTCTTTGATTGTGATTCTCATGAATGTAAATATATTACCTAGATAGTTATTCTGCAAATAAACATATGATTTTTTCAACGAATATACTTTTGTATGCGACAGCGTTCATCTTGGGATTCATAATTGGAAAAATGAATGGTAAACAGAACATTGGAGACCAGCGTGTTGATCCGCAGGGTTCATTCTTTAAACCCCAAATTCGTCAAAGAAAAAATGTCGAAATTGATGAAAAGAAATTTGTAACAAATATTTCTACTAAAGCTTTTCAGAAAAAAGGAAAAGATCTAGGCGTACAAGTTGTTGTTGCAGATGATGTCGGTTCTGCTGTTTCGAAATTAACTTTGTTGAAGAAAAAGTAGTATATTCTTTGTAAATTAGGAGACAAACATGGCCAAAGGATTAGACGTAGGTACTTCTTTCATTGTTCTTGCCGAAGAAGGCACAAAGGGTAAAATAACTTACAAGGACTTCAGGGATGCGTTCTACGTCATCAAGCCAACGACCCCTATCGCCACGAAGATGATCGAGAAGGGTCTAGCAGGAAAGACATTCGTGAAGGACGATGACGGTTCGTTCATCATTCTCGGTAAAGACGCCATCGAGAAGGCAATCGAGCGTAATGATTCGGCTAAACGCCCAATGTTCAAAGGCGTCGTCTCTTCGAAGGAAAAGGACGCTCGTAGAATTCTCACATATATCCTCAAAGAAGTCGCCGGGATGCCAAAAGAAGATAAAGAAAAATTGGTCTTCTGCGTTCCTGCGCAACCAGTCGATCAAGAGGACGAGGATTTCGACGTTGGCTATCATGAGGATGTCATCATCAAACTCTTGTCTGACACGGGCTATTCGGCCCGGGCTATTAACGAGGCGGAGGCTCTCTGTTATTCGGAGCTCGACAAGGACGATTATACAGGAATCTGTTTGTCGTGGGGCGCAGGTATGGTCAACGTCTGTGTGATGCTCAACGGTGAGCCCGTTGTCAAGTTCTCGACTACGAAGTCGGGAGACTGGGTGGACCGCATGGCCGCCGTCGCGACGGGCGAAACTGACTCCGTCGTTCAGGCAGAGAAAGAGCAAGGCGACTTTACTATTGGTCAACCCAATGATAACCAAGTCCTCGCCGCTGTCGCATCCTATTACGATCGCCTCATCGACTATACGACCAAGCAACTTGCGTCTGCGATGGACGGCCACAAGTCTCTTCCAAAATTTAAGGATCCCCTACCGGTCGTCGTCGCCGGCGGAACCTCGAAAGCCAAAGGATTCGTCGACCTCTTTGCCAAGAAGTTGGAAGAGAATGGCTTCCCCCTACCCGTCAAAGAAGTCCGACACGCCGCAGATCCGTTGCACGCTGTAGCCAGGGGCTGTTTAATTGCCGCCCAGGTGATGTAATATACTTGCATGAAAAAAATCGAGTTTGCAGACGGCTTGGCGATTAATGGCGACTCAACATCGCAAGAGGTTGTAGACGAAGTGAAGGCACACCTGGGGAACGCCAATGTTCCCCTCATCGCCACGGATCCGCCCTACGGCAACATCGTCATGCAGGACTGGGATCGGATCAAGATGTCCGACGACGAATATGCCGATCACATGGTCCAGTGGACTCGACTGTGGTCTCAAGTCCTCGAGCACGGCGGCGCGTTCTATGTCTGGGGTGGTCTTGGTCTTCCCAACTTTCGACCGTTCATTAAGTACTTGACTCGAGTCGAGGATAACAATTTCAAGATGTCCAACCTGATCACCTGGTCAAAGAAGCGAGCATATGGCGTCCAGAACAACTACCTTTTCACTCGAGAAGAGTTAGCTTACTTCACGAAGGGTAACCAGAAGAAACCGCTCAAGTTTAACATTCCACTGCTGGAGACGAAGCGAGGCTATGCCGGTTACAACGCCAAGTATCCTGCCAAGAGTGAGTTCTTTCGACGAACCAACGTGTGGATGGACATCAACGAGATATTCAAGGGTAAACTTCATCCGACCCAGAAGCCATCCCGAGTCGTAGAGATCCCCATCGAAGTTCACACGGATCCGGGAGATTGGGTCATCGATCCCTTCGCAGGATCCGGCGCGACTGCGTTCGCCGCGAGGAAGTTGGGCAGGAAGTTTATCGTCGTAGAAAAGGATGAAGAGATCTTCGATAAAATGGTGTCGAGATTGTGATCGATTGAAATTAATAACGAAAAACTAGCGTGTCGATGTGGTTCGGCATAATTATTCTTAGGAGAGTAAAATATGCTTATCACGACTAAATGCGAAATTTGCAATCAGGAATTTACATTTGAAAAATTAAAACCTTCGCGCGCGGACAAAAGAGCGTGTTCTACGAGCTGTTCTTATAAGCTAAGAAATAAAACAAGGTCTACTATTCATCAATCGCTTGAAAAAACTTGCGTTGATTGTAATGAGATTTTTCAAGACACTTCGAAAAAAAAGCTTGTGATTAGGTGTAAACGATGCGTTAATCTTAACATGGTAAAAGCCCGAAGAGAAAATGGTAGCTATATTCGGTCGAAAGAACAGAACGAAAAACTCTCTGAATCGCTTCGAAAAAAATATGAAGAAGGATGGAATCCGAACACGGACGAGCATCGTAAAAAAACTTCCGAGATAACAAAAAAAGGGTGGGCTGACGGCACGATACCGCAAAAGATAAAAGAAACTTTTTTAAGAAAATATGGAGTTGATCACTGGACAAAAACAGATGAAGCAAAAAACTTTTTGTCTTCTATCAACAAAGGAAGAGAGTTTTCAAAAAATACGCGCGCTAAAATGAGCATTTCTGCTTCTAAAAGAGTTAGAAACAAAAGAGAAACGCTGTATACATCTGCGAAAGGAGGCAAAAGAGGCGACTTGGGAGAAACATATTTCCGAAGTTGCTGGGAAGCAAATTTCGCGCGTATTTTAAATTACGATGGAAGATCGTGGGAATATGAACCGGAATCTTTCATTTTCTCGAATGGTTCGACGTATACACCTGATTTTTTGTGCGAAGGAATCTACTACGAAATAAAAGGTCGTATGTCGAAAACTTGCGAGAAAAAACTTTCTCTAATGAAAATCGAATATCCTAATACTCGAATAGAAATAATAGACCATGCAAAGTATGTCGACCTTAGGGTAAGATATAAAAGCCTACTCGCTTATTGGGAAGGCAAATAACGAAGGAATATTATGCACGCAGGAGGACCAAAGAATCCCGTGCGAGTGCCTGGCCGGTTTGTCGGCATGCATTCGCACAGTGGATTCTCGTAACGACTTTTGATGGGCTCGATTATCCACAAGATCACATCGATTTCGCTTTAGGGAATGGCATGGACGCCTGGTCGCTCACCGACCACGGCCACATGAACGGTTTCGGCCACGCCTACCTCCACGCCGAGAAACTGAGAAAGTCAGGTAAGAACTTCAAGCTAGTCCCGGGTTGCGAGATGTACGTCCATCCCGATCTGGCGAAGTGGAAGAAGGACCTCGAAAAATCGAGAGAGAAACCTGCCAAGGACGAGTCGATCGTCACGCCACTCACCGCGATCGTCGACAGCAACGATGAGACCGTCGACGTCGGCACAGAAGAATCTACGTTGACGATCGAGAACGAGGACGAGACCAAGTCCGGCAAGTACAACGATCCAGTGAAGCGCCGGCATCATCTGGTCGTGCTTCCAAAAACGTCCGTTGGTTTGCAAAGGTTATTTCACCTAGTTTCTAGAGGGTACCTGGAGGGCTTCTATCGCTTTCCTCGAGTCGACTACTCGATGTTGAAAGAGGCCGCGAAGGGCGGGCACTTAATGGTCAGCACGGCCTGCCTTGGGGGCCCATTGTGCTATGACATCTTCGAACAACTGCAGAAGGTGCCTTTCGAGGAACTGAAGTACACTCTCCTAGACGATTCGGCACTCTTCGAACGCGTGTTGACTTCGATGGGCAATACGTACGACAAGTTGTCCGACGCAGTCGGTCGGGAGAACGTCTGCCTCGAGATTCAGTTCAATAAACTCTCGGCGCAGCACTTGGCCAACCGTGCCATCCTCGAGTTCGCGAAGCGTAACTCCTTGACCGACCGTCTTGTCGTCACTTGCGATTCTCACTATTCCCGGCCCGAACACTGGAAGGAGAGAGAAATCTACAAGAAGCTGGGATGGCTCAACTACCAGAGCTTCGATCCCAACTCGCTCCCGAAGTCGCCCGAAGAGTTGAAGTGCGAGCTCTATCCCAAGAACGCGACGCAGATCTGGGACACCTACCGCAAGACGACAGAGGGTATGGACTTCTACGACGATACTCTCGTCTGCGACGCCGTCGAGCGGACTCACGACATCGTCCACAACGAACTCAGCGACATTCAACCCGATCGCTCGATGAAGCTACCTTCCTACGTCATTCCCGAAGGTATGACCGAGGACAAGGCCCTCGTCGATGTCTGCAAGGAAGGATTGGTATGGCGTGGACTTGACGGAAAGCCCGAGTACATCGAACGCCTCAAGTACGAGCTAAAGATCATCCGCGAGAAGAAGTTCTCCAACTACTTCTTGACGATGAAGGCCATCCTCGACATCGCTCGCGAAAATATGTTGTTGGGTCCGGGTCGCGGTTCTGCCGCCGGCGCTCTCGTCGCCTACGTGTTGGGCATCACCAATCTCGATCCAATCGAGTACGACCTGCCGTTCGAGCGGTTCATGAACCCGGCGCGCCAAGGTTACCCAGACATCGATAGCGACATCTCCGACCGCGACAAGTTGCTGTCGCTCCTTCGGGATAAGTTCGGTGCGCAGAACGTAATCCCGATCTCAAACTACAACACCTTCAAGCTGAAGAGTCTCATCAAGGACATCTCGAGGTTCTATGGCATTCCGTTCGAGGAGGTCAACGCCGCGATGGCGCCTATCGAAGACGACGTCAAGAGAGAACTCTTCAAGCCAGGCACCGACAAGAACCTCTTCGTCCTCACCTACGAAGACGCCATCAAGTACTCGAAGTCTCTCCAGGACTTTATCGCCGCGCATCCCGAAGTCGCTGGTCCTATCAAGATCCTCTTCAAACAGAATCGGTCTCTGGGTCGCCACGCCGGTGGTGTCATCGTCTCCGAGAACATCGCCGAAAGAATGCCACTGATCCTTGCTCGAGGCGAGCCACAGACTCCGTGGGTCGAAGGCATGACCTATAAGCATCTCGAGGAACTTGGTTGGATCAAGTTCGACTTGCTTGGCCTCGAAACGCTGCGCATCATCGAGCGCACTATTCAGCTGGTCCTGCAGCGTCGAGAAGGCATTGCCAACCCGACGTTCCAGCAGATCCGTGAGTGGTTCGATAAGCACATGGACCCGAAGAACATCGACCTGAACGACCAGAAGGTTTACGAGTACGTGTATCACGAAGGTCGATTCGCAGGAGTCTTTCAGCTCGCAAACGCCGGCGCGCAGCGCCTCTTTATGAAGGCGAAGCCCAAGAATATTATCGACATCGCGACGTTGACCTCGATCTATCGACCAGGTCCCCTCGCGGCCAACGTCGACAAACTATATTTGGAGGCAAAGAGCGCGCCGGACAAGATCGATTACCAGCATCCTCTCATCAAAAAGGTCCTTGAGCCAACGTATGGTTGCCTTCATGGATCGACTGTAATTTCAACAGATGACGGTGACATTACAATTGAAAAAATTGTAGAAGAACAGCTGGTAGGAACAAAACTACCTTCTTTAAACGAAGAGTCCGGTGAGATTGAACAAGATGAAATTGTCGCTGCAGTCTGTACGGGAGTTCAAGACACGTTAACGATTGAACTTGAAGATGGTAAGACTATTCGCTTAACATCAGACCACAGGGTATACACGACTAGAGGATGGGTCGAAGCAGGAGATTTAACCGTAGAAGACGAAATTTTTGGAATTGAGTAACATAAGGCGTACTTATCTTTCAAGAAAGAGGCTCTTGAAAGATGAGAACATGCGAATGTTGCGATAAAAAATTTGTTTATACGGGACCAAGAGGCAAGAATTATCCTGCAAAAACGTGTAGTCCAGAGTGCTACAAGATATTAATGTCAAAAAAAATATCTCAATCGAACATCAACAGAAGGATACACGAAAAAGTAGAAAAGGCTTGTGAGACTTGCGGAAAGATAATCGCAACAAATGATTCAGAGAATCAGCGCGTAACTTGTTCTAAGAAATGTCACTCTGAAAGATTGTCAAAACTATATTCAGGAAGAAAAATATCTGAGGAGTGGCGTCAAAGGCAGAACCAATCAAAAACTAGAGACAAGATCGTAAAACACGGAAATTTTTCATGCGATAAATGTCAAAAGCTTTTTAGCACAAACACTTCGCTGAGATCACATAAGTCTTATTGTACTCCTGGGAATGAAGGTCAAATACGTTGTGACACTTGCAACAAAAGTTTTTCTCCACGAGGTTATAAAATTCATTTTAAAAGTCACGATCCAGAGTGGAGGTCTAAGGCCACCGATTCTCTTCGAAAGTCTCTGTTGACAAGAACAAAATGTCAAACTACTTCTAAATCTGAGTTAGAGTTTTTTGAAAAGTTAAAATTTCTGCTTGGCGATGATGTTGTGCATAAGTTCAAGATCGAAGGAGTCACTCACGAATATGATTTTTTTATTCCTTCAAAAAACGTTATCATAGAATTTGATGGCGATTATTGGCATGGAAATAAGAAGCTACACGAATTATCTTCTAGAATGAAACGTCAATATCAAATTGACAAATCGTGGAATGAAAAAGCGGTAGCTGCTGGGTATAGAATAATAAGAGTTTGGGCATCAGAATCAAAAGATTTTAAATTGGAAAATTATGTTAACGCCATTGAAGATAAAGTCGATTAAACGAGAGGTGCCGGCAAAAGTTTATGATATTCAGACTAAGAAAAACCATAACTTTATTGCGAATGGCATGTTAGTTCACAATTGTATCGTATTTCAGGAATCAATCATGAAACTCTGTTCTGTCGTCGCCGGCTTCCCTGAGGCTGAAACCGATACGATTCGCCGTAACCTCCTGAAGAGGACCGCTGCGAAGAGAGACGCCAACTTTGACGAAGCGAAGAAGACGAAGGATGAGTTCGTCGCGGGTTCCGTCAGGAATGGTGTCCCCGAAAAGGTCGCTGACGAACTCTTCGAGAAGATTCTGTATTTTGCAGGTTATGGTTTCAACGCGTCGCACGCCGTGTCTTACGCGATCGATTCCTACTATTGTGCCTGGTTGCTTACCTACTTCGAGGAGGAGTGGCTTTGCGCGTACCTCGAGTCGATGTCTGGTTCCGACGACAAGCGAGCGAAGGCGTTTTCCGAGGTGAAGGCTCTCGGTTATAAGATCGTACCGATCGATATTAACTACGCGACTGATAGCTGGACCATCCTCGAAGGCAAGCGATTCATGCCCAGTTTCTTGTCGTGTAAGGGTGTCGGTGGAGCCGCGATCGAAGAGATCATCGAGAATCGTCCTTATAAATCGATCGAGGAGATGTTGTGGTACCCGACGGGTCAATGGCGACATTCGAAGTTCAATAAGCGAGCTCTTGAGGCCCTTGTTGCCATCAAGGCTTTTGATTCTCTCGACTGCGTTGGACCGGACAAAACGTTCAACAACTATAAGCAAATGCAGGAAATTCTTATCAATCGCAACAACGAGATCAAGAAGTGGACGAAGAAAAATCCGACGGCTGGCATGGAGGCGTTTAAGACTGTGCTGATTGAGACGCAGGACATGGAGGATTTTACTCGTCGCGAGATCGTCGATAACAACATCAAATACCTCAGCTCCTTCAATCCCGCTACACTCGTACCTGATTACGTGATGAGCAAGTTCGAGGAGAAGAAAATCAAACCCATCGACGAAGTTGAGTCTAGCGACGTCTATTGGTTCGTCGTCATGAACGTCAGAGAAAAGAAGACGAAGAACGGTAAACCCTACTTATTGCTCGATACTTCGGGACCGACTGGTCAAATCAAGCGATTGTTCTGCTGGGGATGGAACGGCGAGACAGAAATTCCTGTATATTCCGTTTGCATCTCCGAAGTGACAGTCGACAGCTTTGGGTGCAAAACGTTCGTCAGTAAGGTTAAGATCTTGGAGAGCTGAATGAAAACAGGCGGCATCATCGTCGAGGGCGCAGAACAACAAGGCAAGTCAACTTTCTGCGAGAAACTCTCGAAGAGGTTGGGTATCGAAATAATTCACATGCACAAAGGATACGGGTTTGTCGACGGCAAGTTCGATTACTCGACGGGTTACTTTTACGACATTGACCGACGTCCCGGACCATTCATCTACGATAGGTCTTACGTGTCCGAGCTAGCGTACGGTAGAGTGTTCGACCGCAAGAATATCACGCCAACGATCTTGCGAGGAATTGAGTCTAGATTCCAGGACCTCGGGTACTTCCTCGTAATGTTGGAATTGAATAAGCCGTGGATCGACCGCGAAGAGACGGTGACTCGCGAGCAGAACGAGAAGGTCAAAGAGGCCTATCGACAAATCTTCCCCGAGTTGAAGATCGATAAGTTCCTGATAAATCCGACCGACGAAGCTGTAGAATTCGTCGTAAAACAATACGAGGTTCGACGATGAAGATTTTACTACTCACGTACGGCAACGAAAGCTCCATCGAGATGATTCGCAGCATCTCGGAACTCAACGCTCACGAAGTATATGGCTGCCATTACGACGTCGTCAATGCTGGTCAGGCCTATTTGAACAAGAAGTACGTCGTCGAGTGTCCTAATCCGTTCAAGGATGTGACTCGTTTCCTGGGTTGGATGGACTCGTTCGTCGCCGATAAACAGATCGACAAGGTCTTCATCACGAACTGCAAAATGCTAAAGTTCCTATACGACAACTGGGACGACATAGGTTGTCACGACCGGCTCGCCGTTCCCAGCAAGGAGAATTTGGCTCCATGTTTATTCAAGAATAAACTATACGAACTATTACCGGATATTTCTCCGAGAGTTTTCAAGAGTCACCTGGAAGCGCCGAGCGGCGTGGATCTTTTCGCCAAGCCATGTTATAGTTCATCGGCTGAGGGTGCTCGCAAATTGAAGAACGATCAGGAGTCCTGGCGCGGCGTTACTTCGGCAGATGTGGTGACGGAATACCTACCAGGCGAGGAATTTACAGTCGATTGCGTTTCAAAACCGGATGGTAGTCTTGTCGATTGGAACGTCAGGTTGCGAACTCGAATTCGAGATGGCATTACTTCGTACGGCCGTTCGGCTCCCGAATATTGGGAGTTGATCGGTGAACACATTAAGTCGATCGCGAGCGAGTTGAAGCTGCCCTACTTTTGGTTCGCACAGTTCAAGTTTGATTCGAACGGCGTTCCCAAGCTCCTCGAGGTCAACTGCAGGATCAGCGGTAGTTTCTGCATCACGAAGGCTTCTCGGAAGGACTACGTCAAGTTAGCGATGGCGGACTTCGCCGACGGGATCGTCAAGGGTCCGGCTGGTGGTCGTCACTCGATCGCCCGCCACATGAATGTCCTGCCCGTCGCCAAGAAATCTTGGGTCTGGGACATCGATGGTACTATCTGTACCGAGACGGGCGGCAATTATCATCTCTGCGAACCGTTTCCAGAGGCAATCGCGATGCTCAATCGATTTCACGATCGTGGCGATGAAGTGGTACTGCACACCGCGCGCGGCATGAAGCGGTTCAACAACGATGTCGCGATGGTATAT